ACCAGCCGTAGAGGGCTCTATAAAACGAGCTCAGGTGAAACGCCGTAAGGCGTAGTGAGGCTACTGAGGCCTCAAACCTTAGTGACCTTAACTAGTGAGCGGTGATTACATGCCTACAGACAGCTTCAATGACCACTTTGGTGTGGATAGAACGACTTTTCAGTCGAACTCGTTTACCGAAGAGTGGGTTCACGGAGGATGGAATAGGCAAGTAGTGGGTTCTCGGACCTACATAAAACGACCAAAACCGCGGTCTGCTTATATCGCGCCAACTGCTTACTCGCTGTCGACTTACTCGATGGATAATTCAGATTGTTTTGCTGATCTGTCATTCCATCCAGCAGGGTATAATCGTGTCTTCGGACCGATTGGGAGCTTCAACAGCGCTATGTTTACACAGAACGCTTCGAAGTTCCCTCCCTTTTCGCAGAACTTGTTAAACGGAGTCATCACTGACCTCCGCCTCAAGGTAAAAGACCAAAAGGTCAATTTTGCGCAGGCCTACGCTGAGAAGCGTATGACTGCGAATCTGCTTGCCGACAGCTTAACCCGAATAGCCAGGTCTATCAATGCACTTCGTCGTGGTAATTGGCGAGATGCAGGGAAACAACTTGGCTTGCACTGGAAAACAGCCCCAGCTTCGTGGTTGGAGTACCAGTACGGGTGGAAGCCCCTTCTGCAGGACGTTCAAGGATCTATCGATCTCTTGCGCGAACGAACAGAGAAACGTCATTGGCTAATGACGGTTAAACAGGGGCGATCCGAACCTTCCCAGTTCACTGCAAGCGTTGTGGATGCTCACAGCCTTGTACAACTGGAGGGAAGGATCTCCGGCGAGACGTTCCGAGGTATCTTTGCGCGCGTTGATTACGCGCCTGGAGATGCCTTCTTCGCTCGTCTGGCAGGGCAGCTTGGGTTCACCAACCCCGCGCAGTTGGCGTGGGAGTTGTTGCCATACAGTTTCGTGATAGACTGGGGAGTTCAAGTAGGAGACTACTTGGCTTCCTTGGATGCCACGACTGATATGGAGTTTTACGGCGGTAGTTACACCGACCGTCGTGAACTCAATATGCTGCTTACACCGCTTGATGCACGATATGGTGGTAACGGTTGTTTAACTAAGTGGAGGAAGCTACCCCGAGACATTAAGTTTCGGAACTTCCTCCTCAACCGTAACGTATGGTCATCATGGCCGGTGGCATCAGCTCCAAGGTTTAAAGACCCTACGAGTCTGACGCACGTAGCTAATGCGTTGTCGCTACTAACAGAAGCACTTCGTCGTGGGCCCGTAAGGGTCCGCTAACTAAACCATCCGTAAAGGATAGCTCATGCCTGCTATTGGCAACATCGTCATCAATGACGCCGAGGCGACTCCCGTCGCCCATACGTTTGCACCGGTAACGACCGACGGTGCAACTGCGAAACTGGCGAACCGTGCAGCAACTACGCCGAAGGGCTTTGAGGCCCTGAACGTGGAGTTGCGTGCACCGTCCGGCCAGGCCACCGCGTATCGCCTTCTCGTTGGGTTTAACGACCCCGTCGAAGCGACCGTTGATGGATCGCAAGTCGTTGTACGGAACAATTCAGCCGATCTTAGGCTGAATTTCAGTCCGGAATCGACCGCTCAGGAGCGCAAGAACACCCTGAAGCTGATGAGCAACCTTCTCGCCCACGCGACTGTTGTCGCCGTGGCTGAGAACCTCGAGCCGATTTATTAATCGACTCGAGACTACTCTTCTTATGAAGGATAGTCATGCGCATCAAGTTAAGGGACGTCGCATTAGTTGTTGCAACATTAATGACGACGAAGTTCTGCAGTCACTCAGGTACACCTGAAACAGGACCACTACAATGGCCACAATCCGAAAGCGTAAACGCAATCCCAACGTCGAAATCGACTCTTCCGTACTCCCCTGGTTCATCGGGCGTCTGTCTGACGTATCCGGTGTGTCCAGTTCCTGGGACTCCCTCGGAAGAACTGCCTTTGGAGTAGCCCCCGGCGTCCCTTTTATAGCGGACCCCGATCAGGCATCTTCATGGCAGTTCGCCAAGGAGTATCTTAGGGAGCAGATTCTATCTAAGTACGATGATGGGAAACCATCGCCCGAAAAGGTAGAAACTACGTGGCGGCGTTTCCACGCCGCGGAAGAGCTCTGCGCTAGGGCTAATATGCGCCTAGGTCACCCACCTGCTCTGTCTTTCACAACAGAGATAGGCGTCTGGTCTGTTATTGAAACAGCCAGGCGTAAAATTGAGTGGCTCTTAGGTCCATATGATTCCCAAAGCGTTCGAGCGCGGAGATCGTTCACCTCCGGGGCTTCTGTGAAGAAGCCTAAGAGAGAGGGCCATCCTGCGCATAAATACTCTGGTCCACCAGAGACGACGGTCAGTAACTTAGAGGATTCGCTGTCAGAGATTAGTAATACCCGTCTCTGGCGCGACCTTGCTGAGGATTCAGGCGTTTGGCTTGAACCCATAGGCAATAAGTTACAGTGTGTTCCCAAGAACTATAAGACTGACAGGACTATCGCCATCGAACCTTCGATGAACATGTATGTTCAGAAAGGGATCGGTACGGTAATCCGTAGTCGTCTTAAGAGAGTAGGGATAGATCTCGATAGTCAAG